GGGCAGTTAAAAGCAAACGCTAAATTTTTCCAAATGGGAAGCGCGCTCAAAGCGTAAACGTGGGAAAGGAGAAATAAAACTAAAATGAGAAGAATCGAATCAAATCCCGCGAGCGTAACGGTAAAAAACTTTCTTGCCGCGACTAACGCAGTAGCAGAACAACAAAGGCAAAGAGGGGAGCAAACTGAATTTTTGTCTGCGTCTAACGCAGTTAGCGCTTATCAAAAAATCGTTAAATCCGCTATCGCTTTAGCGGATGGAAGCCATCCGAAACATAAAGAAGCTTTTAACGCATATTCCGAGCTTTTCGGGAAACGCGGGGAACAACTTGATAACCTCGTAGCAATCGGCGAAAGATTTCTCGGGAACGTTCGTGATATTGCAAAAATAGCGGTTAAAAACGGAAGAACCCCAGAGCAAGCCGCGGAATTTGCTTTTAACAGTATCATGGGTAACCCGGTCTATGACCACTTCGGAAACTTGAACCTGCTTGCAAGTCAACTTTATGAAGAACAAACCTTTATGGAAGCTTTCTTAGAGTATGGGGATGCTTTCCAAGTTCCTCAAGAAGCGGGCGGAACTGGTTTGGACATGGTTCGTTTCCGTGTTCCATTAGAACAAGTTTCCGGATCTGCTAAGATCACTCAAGGCGACATTAACCCGGCGTCTCACCTGCGTGACGATCAAAACAGAACTCAAATTTCGCTTTTTAACGAGTTTAAAAACGCGATTACTTTAGGTACTGTTTTCTCTATCACTGGGGCGCAGAGAGACCAAGCATTAGGTTACGAGCAGTCAATCGCTCCGGCCTTAGCTGGTTTCATTCTACAAAACCGTTATTTTGCGGCTTCTCAAAAGCAAGTCATGAAAGAAGCGGAGACTTTGTTCGTAGGTGGGCAAGACGCAAACTCTAACTATGTTAAAGACGTAGGTGGATCTTACGGAATGCTTTCTTCCGCGATTCAATTGTCTTTAGGAGACGCGGGTGCCGCCGCGCCCTCTCCAGCGGTAACGTCTGATTGGATTGCAAATCCGACTAAGCTTGTCCAAAAAATAGTAAACTATTTTTACAAGCCTGCGGATGTGACAGCGCCTTTAGATAGCTCTGTCGATTCCTCTCTCATGTATAAAGAAATCGTTCGTTTGATGACCCTTGCGGCCCAATCAAATGTTAATTTCGAACCAAGAGACTGGGTCATTTTCGTTCCGACAAGCTGGTATGCCCTTGCTATGCAGTACCCAGGTGGCGCGGGAACCTTCAATAAGCAATTGCAAGAAATGGTCAACGCAGCGACCGACGGAAGGATCATTAAGAGCATTAAAGTTCTTCCTTCTTCTTTGTTAAATTGGAATGCGAACATCGGACAAAGCGTAAACGGTTATAACTATATCGTAGCTATCCCTATGGGGTCGCCGCAAGAGAAAAAAGCCGTTATCCTTCCGGGGCAAACTGCAATTCCGACAATCATAAGTGAAAGCGTAAGCGCTTCCATTATGAATTTCAGAACGCAGTATGTTTTTGGTGGTCCGATGATCCTACATTATGGTGGTGCGCTTATACTGGAAATTTCCGTACAAGCAACTTAAGAAATAGGAAAAGCGTGGCGTTTGATCCTACAGTATACACCGCGGAACTACGGATGCGGCTTCAAAACCCATCCGTAGCTGACGCAGATTTAAACGTCTATTTGACGGCAGCGTCAAGAGAAGTTAAAGAATCGATGTATTGTAAGGATGATTACGACGCGCAAATCCTGGATACGGCTTGTCAAATGCTTGCAATTGATAATAAGTTTCCAGAAATTTCGTCGGTGTCGAGTAACGGAGTAGACACGTCTTTTGCACCTAACGATCCGGAGCGTTATCGTCGTAAAATCGCGGCGAGACGTTCCGCTTCTTGGATGAGAGGTTAGTTTTAAGTGGGCGCGATAACTCGGGATCTCCTTCCTTATTCTATAGGAAGAAACGTTTCGGAAGACGTAACTCTTACTGTTTTAGGACAAACTTTGCAAGACGACGGGTCTTTCAATGTTGCGGAAACCACGGTCATTAAGAAGGCGAGAGTCGTTCCTCTTACTCAATCTGAAATCAATCGTTTAATTGCAGGCGGGATCACGATTAATAAAGGTTATTCTATCTCTTTCCCAGGTGAGGTCGTTAAAGTTCCTGACCTCATAACTTTAGCGAACGGTCTGTTGGTTAGGGTTGTGTCTTTTACGGTGGAAGAAGGTGCGTCCGTTTTTATAGCGAGTATGCCGTCTCTTGGTCCGGAGGATTCTCCGTAATGGGTTTAACTCTTCAAGAACGTTACTACGAGATAAATAAAAGACTTCGTGTATTTTTACGTGATAATGGGTTCGACGTTCCAGTTGTAAAATACGGTGTGGATTTTGCGACTACGAAAACCGAAACGAAAAGTCAAGATTTAAAATATCCGTATTTTCAAACGCACTTAAAACAGTCGAAGCCGCAATCTTGGACATCTAATAACGGCGGTCAATATACTGTTTTTAGATACTATGTTTCTTTTTTTGCTTCGCCTAAAACGGAGTATATTAAAGATTCAGAAAATTTTAAAGTTTTTGAGTTAGCGAGGGTTGCTTTTTCGGATGTTAATGCGGATCTTTTACGAATTGATCCGCTCGACCTGGATTCTGGAACTTTAGCGGATGTTTTGGACATAGAGGTCGACCAAGATTTTGGAGAAGTTTCGGGGGCGATTGTTCCATCCGGTATTATTATAGTTAAAATGGCCGCGGTTATTGGCTACCCAATCAATTTACCAGAGCCAAGCGACGCGACGAATATAGACGCCGCGATAGAAATTACGAGTGCATAGGAGTTAGGCTGTGGCAGGAAATGCAAATTTTATCACGATTCAATCTTTAGCGACTACTGGACAGTTAGGGGCGCTACCAAGAGCGATTGTTCTTGTATCCCGTGAAACTGTTTCTGGTTTCACGCCGGACCCAGAGACCGGCCTTTATAAAATAAACGCAGCGGATCAAGCAGCGTTCGCCGCTGCGAATACTACAAAGTATGGTTTACTCAATGCTCTACGTTTGGCGTTTGGACAAGTTTATTCTTTTCCTTATGTTTATATCCTATCCGGGACCGTCACTACTGCTTTATTAGATCAAGCGAATATACGTCCAAGAGAATGGTCTCTTATCACTCTTGTCGATCGTTACAATGGTGACGGGACGGGTTCAGTAAGTTCTGTAAACTATTTCACAGACTTAGGAACGATTAAAACCTGGGGTGTAAGATCTCACAAGAAAATCGTAGTCCACACTTATTCGAAAGAAGAAGCTTTAGGAGTTCTTACTCTTCCGGCGGAACTTGTTCTTGGTGGTGCGATCAATGAAGATGCGGGCTTCAAAACGATCGTAAGTAATAGTCAGACTACAATAGCCCCGGGGGAAATCGCCTACGATAACATAGCAATTGCTTGGGCCGCGTTTTGTTTAAACGGTTCACAAGTTAGTCGTTCTTGGGGGTCTTTATCGGATGCACACGATTTTGAATTAGTGGATGCGGATACTTACACCAGCGCGTCAAGAAGCACTATCGAAAATAACAGTTTAGCCCAGTATAATGGACGTAAAGACCGCGCCGGAAGTTTGTTTGTTTACGATACTCAAATGAATTCCAAGGTAAATCCTCAAACAACCGCCCAAATAGAATCTATTTTGGCAGAAGACTACATCGATGATTATGTTTATGTATTCGTTCATAACGCTTTACAACAAGCGGGATTCACAGGTCTTCCGAATGACGACGCAGGAATTCAAGTGGTTCTTGGATTAACTCGGCAAGCTTTGAACAATTGTTTCGATTTAAACTTGATTCTTGCAAAAGAAGATTTATCGGCGGATTTTACAGCGGGGGCGCTCACTGCAAAAGAAGTAACTCAACTTTCTCCGACTTGGCAACAAACTGGTATTTGGCCAGCGGGAGTTATTTTTGCGACAATTCGCCCGTTCAGCGCAGCCCACTACGTAACAATCAATTTTACGTATCAATAAGATAGGATAACTTAGGAGGAATATTACATGTCTACAAGTATGAATTTTGCGTCGGTTATCGCGTCTTTTACTCCGAAAGTTTCGGGATTTAGCCCGATCGTTTTTAAGGCGAACGTATTTTTTAATGAGGAAACTTTTTTAGGAGAGCCTCAACCGGATGGTGATCGCGCGCGGTTATTCATGGCGAATGATGGCAATAGGGGTCAATACATTGACAAATTCGCTGTCTCTGGATCTCGTGATATAACTATTTTTGATGGGGTAGAGGCAGACCTTCTACAACATTGGGCGTATAATAACCCACAACCTCTTTTCGATCTTGCTTTCGTTTACCAAAGAAACGACCAAGCCGCGAGTGAAGTTCGCACGCATTTACATACAGATTGTAAATTCATGAACCAACCTGCGCGTGAAATGTCGAACGACATCGCAATAGTTCGGTTCACTTTCAAATACGCAAATTTAAGTATAAGAAACGCAATCGGACAAAAAGTATAATATGCAAGTTTTTAACAAGCTTATCAAAGTTTCGAAAGCTTCTATTACTACAAAACTTTTCGATATTCCAATGGATAAATTCGAAACTTTATCTCCGGGAGAAAAAGAATCCATAAAACCTTTACTCCCATCGGAAGAAGAAAAAGAGTTTATGGAAGTTTATAAAGCTAATATGCCACAGCTTGCAAGACTTCAAAGAAAAATGTCGGTGTGCTTAGATGTGGAAGTTTTAGAATTAGAAGAGGATAAGATCTCTTTTGAGTATGCTGATTCTAAATATACTTTGACAAGTCCTAAAAACGCTTTTAAGATTTGTTCGGCTTTAGACAAAGACACGTTGTCAGGGCTTGCAGAAATGGCCGTTCAAGGATGTATATTTAAAAACGAAACGGAAGTGAAAAATATTAAAGAAGATGGGGCGCTTTCGGTCGATGAGTTACGTCTTCTTTTACTTGTAGCAGATAAGTTTTTTTTTCAGACGTTTTTAGTTTCGTAAACGTAGAAACTAATCGGACTCTACTTGCGGGGATTGATATAACTGACGCGATAGCTTCCAAGTTAATTTCGTATACTGAGGCAAATGAGATCTCTTTAAAAGATCTTAAGAAAATTTATAGTAGGTTCTTAGAAAGAAGATGATTAACGAAGTAATAAATCTCGGCATAAAAGGAAGCGATTTAGTACTTCGTAAGCTTAAGCAGATACAAGAGCAAAAAAAACAATTTGCAAAACCTGTTTCCTTTAGCGCAAAAGTTTCGGGTGTATTAAAAAAACTTTTCCCTTCTACAGCGGGGGTTCCTACTCCTACAAAAGAACCTGAGCAAAAGGCAGAGCCGGAAAAGAAAAAACAAGCCCCTTCTAAATACGATCGTGGTAGAGAAATTGGCGGCGCTACAAAAGAAGCAGGACAAGCTTTCGCAGGTTTTGAAGGAACAAAATTCACACAAGCCGGAATAAAAGGTTTAACTGCGTTAGGCGGCCCAGTCGGTTTAGTAGTCGGTGAAATAGCAAATAATATCATCGATGCGGCCGTAACTTTTAGAGATAAAGTAAAACAAGCGGCGGCTATTCGAGCCGATACAGAGGATGCCCGTAACACTGCAATTCGTTACGCTGGAAAAGATTTTGCGGAGTTTATAAAAGACAGTCGAACAGACATAGACCGAAATACTCAAAGAGCGATTGTATCTGGTCTTGGCGCGCAATATGGAAAATTTTCCGATGAATTCAAGACGGCCATCGATAAACTTTTTTCTACAAAAATAGGCGGTAAATACGCAGATATAGAAGAGACGACTTCTTTAGCTCAAGGAAATTTTGCGGCGCTTGGAACAGACCGTGGTTTTTTCTTACAGAAAATATTTAGCAATTTGGGGGATGTTCCGCCTTCGATAAAACAAAAACTTACAAGCCAATTATTTGATCTCATTCCAGAATCCGAAAGAGCAGTTCAAACAGACCAAGGGATTCGTAGTGTAATGGCGGATTTCGACGAACGAAACAGGCAAGCACAAGAAAAATTCGCGTCCGGTCCGAATATAGAATTGGCGAGAGGTATTCAATCTTTAACGGATAAAATCGATGGTAAATTAGCGGATAGTATTACGCTATTAACAAACAAAATAAATCAGATAGCAAATGCGAGAGATCCGGGAGATTATATTTTGACGGAATTGAAAAGCGCTTTACTTGATTTAAAATCTGCGATCACTGGGGCGATAAAGTCCCCATTTTAATTATGGCTTTTAGTTTTAATCCACAAGCGGCATTGGGGTCGGCCTCACAAGGTCTTACAGGTCTCCCTGTAATCGTAGGTTTACCATCCTCGGTGAATCCGGTCCCGTCTTTCGTAGTAGGTGTATCCACTTGGGAAAGAGCAAATACAAGTAGTTCAATGCCAGGTTTGCAAATTACAGACGGCGACTTATCTATGAAGGCCGCGAGAAACGGCGGCGTATATACTTTCGAATTTATTATTGGAGCGACCCCCGCTGTAAAAGACGAGCAGATCCAAGGAATAGTAAATGCAGTACAGCAAATTTCAAGAATCGCTAATACACTTTTAGGCGGCGGAAGTCTTTTGACTTCTTTGGCTAATACATCGACAAGTTTTGTTGCAACGCAGATTCAAACGCTTAATAGTATGAAAGACGGGTTCCAACCGATTTTCGCGTTAAATTTATTCATGCCGTTAAATTCTTTCTCTTCTCAATCCTCGGATCTCGTATCTGCCTGGTACATTGAGAAATTAGATTTTAATAAAGCGGAAGCCGAGCAAGGTTGCGTTGTTACTATAACTTTAAAAGAACTTTTACAAAGAAGTTCTTCCGGATCTGTTACTTCAATTCTTAAAAATTTGGCCAATAGCTTAATCGGTCCCGCCGTCGGATCAAGTATAGGAGCGATTCTATAATGGCTTATTTTAAAGATTTAGACAATGCTATAATTTCTAAAGTCCTACAGTTTCAAACAATTACGGAAGACACGATTAATCAGTTTGAAACGAAAACAGGACAACGGGCGGGGTTTAAAATCCAAACGCTTTCCGTACCAGGTTATGCCGATCTTTTAACTTCACAAATTTACGATTGCTCTGGGGTAGAGGCTGTAAACTTAGGAACGATTTCAGTCGTTGACGGTATGGATTTGACCGGAGGATATTTTACAAGCGGTTGTTTTGTAAAAGGAAATCCTTTAGAAGAAGATGCGGAATTTTATTTGGTCGACTACGTATGATCCTATTTTTTAAACAAGGAGTAATAGGAACAGTAAATCCAATCGCAATAGTAGATTCTACTCGTTCGGATGACCAATACAGCCAAGCTAAAATATTAAAGAAAGCTATTACAATTGGATCAGAGGTAACGAGGTCTTTTGTAAATGGGGCGAATCTAAAAATATTTTCTTTAAACTATTTAATCCATTATCGACATTTTGGGGTTTCTTTAGGAGACAGCTTAAAAACGTCTTGCGAGATTTCAATCGATAACGCGCCGGGGGAACTCGCGTCTTTAATAAATTTACAAGCAATTACAGGACAAGAATCTGTCCTTTCTCTTCAAAGTGCTACAAATAAAGTCTTAGATCCAGAAATAGAATTCCCTTACGTGGCTATCGTTTTAAAAACAGGAACGACTTTATTATATTCCGATATTATGCGGTCTTTTATTGCGTACGGTATATCATATAATTATGATAATAGACGTGTAAACAATCGTTTAACTATTAAAGGCGCTGGCTATGATTCAATGGTTATGCGTTTACAATTGGCGGTTGATTTAAAAAAAGAGCTACCGCTTGTTACTCAACTTAATACGGTTCTTGCCGCTTCGGGTTTTAAAGTTATATCCGATCCTTCTATCGTGCTTAATACGCCAGTCGTAGCGCGTTATTATCCCCCGGCTACTCTCGAAAATATTCTTACTGCCATTTGTAAAGATAACGGTCTATATTTTGATTTAGATAGCCAAAATAAAAAAATAAATTTAAAAGCTTTGGCTAAATCAGACGCGCCAGATAATTTCTTCATAAGTAAATTTTGTTTTAGAGGGGTTAGACCAGGCGCAAAAATTATCTCTAATTTCAGCGTAAAAGATTATGCAACTGTGGTCTTTGAAGCAGAAATAGAAGACATCGACCTTTTTGACACCGTAACGATTTACGATGACTCTGGGACTGACGGACTCTTTGATAATTTTAGAAAAAGCGGGATTCCTTTTTTAAAGGGTTTAAAACCGTATTGGCCGTACGATTTTTATGTGTTAGGCTATGAATACATGGACAATCGAAACAAAACATCCGTTCGTATCACTGCGACAAATAATTGGCTTGTATCTAACTTTAAACTTGATAACTTTTTCGAAACTGCGGTCTATAGTAAAGGGCTTGGTCAATGAGCGATTGTTTTTTAGCTACAGTTATTTCTTTCGCGAATGGTGAAGGTCAGATCCGTCCTTTAATCATAGAAAACGATGGAACAGACCACCCAATTGTTTCCGCAAAGTCAGTTTCCGGTGTAACACCTGATCCAGGTGACAAAGTCCTTGTAGTAACTTCCCGTAACAATTTAGATAATCAGGCCATAAGTAGATTTTATGACGCATCCGAATCGAACTGTAGAATTGTAGCGATTGTATCTAAAGTAGGGGCGAATTTCGTTCTCACCGGTAACTATAGATTTGTCGGTGACATTACTGTCCAAGGGAATATCCAAACAACCGGTAACGTCCAAGCGGCTGGAAATGTCCAAGCATTAGGGGATCTTACAGTAATCGGATCGGCTACAATTGGAGGAAGCGCTACAGTCGCCGGGGCTTTAACTTGTCCAAGCGCAGTGATCGGTGGTATCCCCTTTTTAACCCATAAACATATTTCAGCGGCGCCCGGAGTAGCTACAGGGGTACCAATTCCATGATAGAAATAGACGACAACGGAAATTTTGTAGTGGACGATAACGGGCTTCTAAAAACGACCTCGCGGCCTAACACTCAATCCGCAAAGGCTGAAATGCGGTGTCAACAGGGTAGCTGGTTTTTAGATCCGACTTTTGGGCGAAATCTTTTAGTTTGGACGATTTCGCAGTCCCCCAGGGATCGTTCTATGGATCTTTCTCGGATCGCACAAAAATATGTAACAGTTGGATCGGTTGTTTACAATACACAAACGCAAACCTATGATATAACGGATTTAAGTAATGATTGATTCAAACGGAAAATTTATAAAACTCACTTTAGACGATGCAAGAACTATCGTTCTGCAAAAGGCAGTACTCGCCGGGGTAAGTGTTCCAGCCGGATCGGTTGAGGACCAAATAAAAGAGTGGCTCGCCCAAACTTATGTAGACATCGATACCGATGTATATGCGTCCTATGTGAAACAATTTAATCCAGTTGGATCAGATATTGATTTGCAAAATCCGGGATTCCCAAGGCTTCCGGCAAGTAAAGCAAATGGTTTTCTTCTTATTAATAACGTCGGCGGATCTTCCAATCTTACGATTTCTATTGGAACGACTTTTACGGCCCCTAATGGAATCACATATACAAATCCGAATGATGCGCTTTCGGTTTTAATCGGCGAGACAAAATCTTTATACATAGAGGCGTCGAACGCGGGGCCGGAGGGAAATCTTCCAGCACTTCAAACTTTTTCAGGGCTCGCAAGCGGGGTTACTACAAACCCGCAGCCGTTAGTCGGTGGTAGAAATGAAGAGACCGACACAGAGTATTTGGATCGTTTAATCTTTTTACGGACGAACCGGGTTAGCGAACAGACATCGGTCGCAGTGATACAAGATCTTTTACAGTATTACGAAGCTGCAAGGATTTATATAAATAACGATGCTAACGGAGTTTCGACTCCTGTAACTGTTCCGGCGAATGGGTATAATTTAGTTATTTTATTTCCATCCGGAGTGAATGCGGGACCCGCAGAAATTCAAAAAGCGATCGATATTGTAATAAGTCGTTTAGAATTTGCGAATGTAAACGCGGAAGTGAACGCGAACCACCCGGCTATAAGCGGCGTTGTTTATACAGGACCTTTCCCACAATCTTACAGTTTTACAGTTGCACAAGCCATTCAAGTGACTATAAACGCAGTTTTAAACGTGTCTTTCTCGCCAGGATTATCTCTACCGGAGAAAACAGCGTTATCTCAAACGCTCGCACAAAACTTTATACAAAGAGTTATGAATGTTCTTGGTGGCGCAAATGGGACTTTTCAATGCACTTTTGACCCACTCATAGGATCGACAGTAGTTGAAAATTTGAATATTGTCGGGTTCCAACCAGATAGCATTTCAATCGCGCCGTATTTATCAATTGAAGATATTCGATCCCTAATAGTCGACGTGAGCGATATATTAAATGGGACGAATATATTTTTAAGGGCTGTAAACACTTTAACGGTGGAACTGGATACTTTAGAAGTGGGAGAACCGACAGTAACTTTAAGTGTAAATGCTCCGAGCGGTGGGACAGTTTCGTCTGTCAATTTTGCTACAGAGAATTTATTTAACGACGACACATCTTGGTACGATAGATACATCTTTTTAGATACTTCTTTGATCACTGTTACGATAAACGAGGTCACATAAATGCCATATACTCGTAGGACATTCAAAGAAACAACCGCTCCAGGATATTTCGATCTTTCGGATTCTGCGAGTGTAGCCACACAAAAAATAGTGGCTTGGTTTGATGCGGTTACTTCGGATATTGAAACTTTAGGAAATCGTTATGATGAGTTTTTCCGACTATGGATGACTAAAGATTATTCATCCGTTACCCCATTTCCGGAAATGTTTCTTTATTATTTGGCGGATAATTACGGCTTTAGTTACGTACGAAATGACCTTAACTTTATTAGGGATTTATTAAGTTATCTAATTTCTCCGGCGCGTGGCGAGAATTTCTCGGCTTCTCTAAATCAGCTTTTTGACGCAATGGTGGATTTTGGTTGGATCATACCGCCTTGGGATGTGATCGCAGGACCGAACACTTTTGCAAATTACGCAGAGAGTTTAGTAATTTACAGTACGTCAGTTGGTGCGCCCGCCACACCTTCAAATACTCCGTACGTAGAGAGAGCGTGGTCGGCTCCGATAGGCTGGACAAAACTTCCTTCAAGTGCTACATATTTATCTTATGGACATTTGAGCGGATCGGATATTGTTTGGTCCGCTCCAAGAGCTACAAATTTAGCGGTTGTTTATTATAGCGTGAATTTACTTGCAGATCTTCCAGGCGCGCCCGCTCTTGGGAGTATTGGGCTTGTGAATAATGACGGAACAGGCGACACAAGTTCTGGCTATTATTACGACGGAACGGTTTGGCAAAAATTTACGACTTCGAACGAAAACCAAGGTTTGGTCGGGACCGATCCGGTAAATGAGAGTTCTGCGGTATTTGCGCCGGATGGGTATGTTTCATCGATTGAACCGCCGCCCGCTTCCGGGCCTTCCGAGGGTTACGGTGTTTATGCGATTCTTGGGGCCTCTGCTTCACTCTATACGATTAAAATAGTCGTTGAATTAACGCCTTTAGGTGCACAGTATTTAGATGTTATCATTACGCTTTTGAAAAGAATTAAACCAGCGGTTTTACCAATTCTACTTGTTTACACCGTTTCGGGTGTGACGAACACGGTTGAGATCCGCGATTTGAACAGTATTTAATATTAGAGGAAAATAAAATGACTTTACCTTATCCTATAGACCCAGCGCTCCCAAGTAATCCGAATCCATTTTTCAGGGATAACAATTTTGTTAGGGGTCCAGAGTTTCGGTCGAATAATCAACAGATTTGGGGGAATTTTAACGGAGTCGAAGCGGATATAGCGGCGGTGCAGACTAATTTAGATGTAATTGCAGGATTTAGATCGCGAGAAGTTTCCGGTTTTAGATTTAGTCGAAATGCGGCGAATCCAAATACGCATGTTGATTTTTTAACGGGGGGAAATTGCTGGTCCGATGATTTAACGACTTACATTCGAAAAGATATATCGATGACTAAACGAGTGGACCAGGCATTCGCGGAAGGGACAAATAATGGGGCTTATGTGATTTCTTTAATTCATACAGCTACTCGCGCGTCCTCTGGTACCGTAAGAACCTTAACTTTTGCCACACCGCATGGAATCGCAGATGCTATATCAATGGATATTTCAGGCCTTCCATCTGCGTATAATGTAACAAATGTTACTGTAGTTGCTACAGATAGATTTACAATAACTTACACCGGGGTTGGATCTTTAACAGAATCCCAAACAGCGGATACCGCGGGGATCGTTCAAGTTAGTACTGCGCCGGGTATAGATTTTACGACTGTTAAAAATTTACACTGGTTCGCAATTTGGGGGCCCACAAAAACTGAAGATTATTGTTATTCACCTATAAGATATAATCCGGTTCTTCCGCCGGGTTTTACAAAAAAACGTTGGATCGGGAGTTATCGGCCAAATAATACAGTTTTAGGTTTACCAACGTACGTTGAAACTTTGACAAGAGACTCTACATTAATTTTACGTAACACTTCCATGCAGAATGCTGGAAACCCCCCGGGGCCCACATTAAACACTTCTTCTACAGCTTTAAGCGTTGCACCATCGTCTAATGGCATCGCTCCTTTAGGATTCCTTAATGCTTCTGTTAATATGTTAATTGAAGGAGGGAACGCATCAGCCATTTTTTTATGGTTCTTAGATTATGACCACGCTGCTCCTGGCACACCAACTAATATATCGAATAATCTTGCATGGGTAGCGAATGGGCGGAATATGATAATGCACGAAATTTTTTATAATTGGGATGGCAATTTTGTAGTTAGAGCGAGCGGAACAGTCAATTCAGGGGAGTATCAAATGAGAATTGCGAGAGTTTTAATGGCTCGAAACATATTAGACTAATTTAAAAGAACTCCAATTTTAATTGATCCATTTTGATGTGCGGCAAACCCGTTTCGAATTGTAAAAGCGGGTTTGTTAAGTATTATGTTTTTCTTATAAACAGCATCAATTTGTTTTAATGTATTTTTGGAAATAAGTCTCGCGTTCTGTGGTCCTCGCGGATCATCTTCTAAAAAGAACATTAGATCGAAAAAATCGGATGAATGCTTTAATCCAATAGCATGACCGATTTCGTGACCTATTAAATTGGGTACATTATTGTCAATTCTCAAATTTTTCTTCGGAAAAAATATAATGGCTCTTTCTATCTCGCCGAAATCTTTAAACCTGCGGTAACAATACCCTACGCCGATTGTCTTTATAACAATACTACAATTTTTAAATTCTTCCGGAGTTAAAGACTCCGAACAAGGCTCATCCGCAATTATGATTATGTTTTTCATCCGGTGCGTACGGATCGGAGTCGGATAAATCTGGATTCCAAGACCCCCAAATTTCGCGACCGCTTCTTGGATTTCTTTTTTATATTTGTAATCCGGATAAAGAAGGTTTAGAAGAAGAATTTCTTCGTCGGAAATGTCTTCCGTATGAGATGTCTCGATCTCTAAATTCTGGCAGGAAATAAATCCTGCCAGGAAGATAAGAAGGAATAGCCGGGTCATGCGAATTCCTCGTCGTAAGTTTCGGCGGTTTTTAAAAAGTCTTTCGCGTCGCTTACATTAGAAAAACCGTATTCGATCGTAAATTCTGGCATAGCCCCCTCTCATTTACCTGGCGTAACATGCGTCGATAGAATGTACGGAGTTTTTGGGACGATCGCTTCATGGATTTCGAACTTGAAAAACTTGCGAGATCCGACCCATCTTGTAATCATCGTAGAAGCTTTTTCTTTTGTCGGCGCCCAGACATACGCTTCAAGAAATCTATCTTCTCCGTCGCTTGTAATTTTCCAGAGTTTCATTGACGGATACCTTCCCTGTAATAAAAATCTTCTTTCAGCGTTTCTGCGATACCTTGGGCGAGTTCTGCTAATTCGTCCCTTGTTAAAAGAACCCCTGTAGAAGACGCGGATTTACTAATCGATAAAATAAAATCCGGTTTTTCGTCAATAGTTTCGGGTTCAATACATACTGACACGTCACTCTTACTTAATTCTAAAATTCTTTTGATTCTCATTTTACTTTCTCCTTTTGGCAATCACACCCTATATGCTGTGGAATTGTATAAAACTCTTCTCTTGAAACTTCTTTTCGAAACCCGAACAATTTTTTATAAGTTATTCGAACACCTCTATGGACAAAATTTGATGAGCAAGGTTTAGAGAAAACTTCCGTTTCAGTTTTAAAAAAGATCATTTCACTTTTTCCTTTTCTTTAATCTTATCTTTCTGATTCAATCTTTCAAATGCTTCTTTTGTTTCTTTATCATCGATCGGCATTAGATTTTTAGTCCGCGTGAAAGAAAATCCAGTCGGGTCTAAAATATTACTACAAGTGCAAGCCGCTCGCGCTTCTTTAATTAATGATTGAGGTTCTTGTAACGGAAATTCTTCTAATGCGGCAAAATCAGCGCCACAAGTTGAACAATGTAAAGTATTTACAACCGTCACAATCTGCATAAATTTAGGACCGCCGTTCCGCCAAGGCGGACCAATGTAATACATTTTCATCTTGTTTCTTGTAGCGCTTCAATATATTTTTCTGCTTCTCTAAGTTCCTCTTTTAAGTACGTAATTTCTGGAAGTGTATTATACACTTCTAACATTCGCAAAGCATGTTTAGCCTGATATTTTGCGTCGTCTAATGCGTTGTGATGAACCCCTTCTCTTTTATCCCATATGATAGGACCTCTAAAAAGATCTTTCAAGGTTCGATAACATCGATTTTGAGCGTAGGACCAAGGTTTCTTTTGACCGATCCTTTCATAAGCCGATCCTAAAATGATATTATCAAAATCGGCGCCATTCCCCCACACGCATTCAAGTTTACTTTCTCTGTATTGTCCTGCGTAATTTGAAAAAAGTTCTAAAGCTCCTTGGATACTATACGTTTCTTCCGGAGAATAAATCTCTTTACGTGCTTCTTCGGACTGTTGTAACCACCAAATAATAGTAGACGGGTCGATTATTCCGCCATAATCAACTGCGCTTTGCAGGTTTATACGAGCGTAAAACTCTTCTCCAAGACCTTTCCCTTCTTCAAAGAAAACTGCTCCGATGGAAACGATCGCAGCGTTTGACTTTGTTCCCATAGTTTCTAAGTCAATCATTAAGTGTTTCATTTTTATTTCCTTCAATTTGTTTTGGTTCTTCTATTACACGGCCTTGGACTTCTTTTTCTGAGCCGGGGTACTTAACCAAATAAGTCTGGCTGCGTTTAATCGGACACGATCGCTTATGCCGCTATCCGCAAAATGTTTTAAATCTTTATTCACTTTTAATCCTCCCACTTCTCTGGGTTTTTCTTTACCTCTCGTAAAGCCTGAATAAGAGCTTTAAGCATCGGGTAGCTTTTTTCAAGATCATAAGATTTATGCCAAGGCGATAAAGGGGAGGTAGACCCACAACGCGTAGAATAGACATGTATCGGACAAGAGTCGCAAGCTATAGAAGACATGTTCATATCTTTAATACAGAGAGCGCAAGTATCGCCATGGCCCATCGATCCAAAATGATCCGAAGATTTAATAGAAATTTTGTGACGCATGCCCCACCATTTTCGGATAGAATGTTTTAAACATTCTTCCCAAGATTTATCAGCCATTTCCACGGCGGGAACAGGATAATATTTTTCTAAGAATTCTTTTTTCGTGAGTTTCATAAGTTTTCTACTTCGTATCCTATATTTCGATCGATATGTTTTATTTTAATTCCTTCTTCTTTTAAATCACCCAAACCTTCTATGAATTCGTCTTGATCTAAGATTTCAAAACCAAACGCAGCCTGTTCAAATAAATCGTCTTCTATCGCTCTACTCGTTATAGATTCCCTAAAATTTTTTAAAATTTCTGGAATTTTATTATCCGGAATTTCGATTTCTGTTGCATAAGTTACAGTCGTAATTACTAATTTTTTCATTTACTTACATTCTCCCTTTTTAATTCCGCAAATATTTTCCTTATAGATTTCTCGAATCGGACTTTTAATTGGCCCTGCATTACGTTTTTCAAGTATAGCTACGAAAAGAAGAGTTATTACGACAAAATAGATAAAAACGAAAATGAGTTTCATATTATTCTAATAGTCTACACTTAGAAATACGACAATGCTATTTTTATTCGTATTGACTTCTTCAATTTTAATCGGCTCGGTTTGTTTCCAATGAATAAGCTCCAACGCCATTTCTTTCGCTTCTTTCATATTTTTGGCTAAAAGAACTAATGCGCCGCCTACTGGATATATATAGGCTCGAACTCTACTCTATAAAGTTTCATGCTATTTTATCCCGTGGATCTTTTTGTACAAATTGATCCCGTATGTTTTGTCTTCGAGTTCTCGGGGTTCGATGTAATATATGATATAAGGGGCTGCTTTGATCGTGCCGTCTTCTTTAATATAATTACAAATACGGAGAAGATCGTCGCTATCCATTCTTTCAGGAAGTTCTATTCGTCCGGCATCTATCCACCATTGGATGTCGTCGATCATTTCAATTGCCTCTTTGGGGATTTGTTTGATGCTTATAAATTTTTCCATAATAAATCCTTAAATATAATCTATAGCGATAAGAGTTCTTACTAACCCGTCCTGGACAGCTCTTTTTAAAATCGCTTTGGATAAAAAGATTCGAACCTTACCATTTTTCATTCGGGCGTAATATTTATTTTTACTTCGTATTAATCTTATATAATACGCCCCTGAGATAATTTCTACCCCAATAAGAACTCCGTTTTTCTGAAATTTGTGTAGTTCATATTCCATAATTTAAAAATGTAAAGGTCGTTTCGTTACTTTGTATATACTATAAAACCCGGAATAAGTCAATCTCTATTTTTCAATTATTTTCAAAAAATAGAAAAATTTTAATTATTTTACGGTGTTACCTCTTCAATTTCTTCTATCGTTTTATATACTAAATCATGAAGCGCGTCGTTATACTTTTCAGGTAGTAAAAAAGGATCAGATTTTGAAACCGCCCTGTATGTCCTATAGCTACGAACCGGACGATACTCATTAACCGCTTTTAAAATTTGAGGCTTTAAAAAATCAGGAAAATTTTTTGACGCTTTTAAATTTTTTGTAAATCGTGTAAGGAACTCAGTCGCCCAATCAATTTTTTTATTTTTTAATAAATCATGGTCTAAATTGTTAAACGCGGAAAAAATTGAACTGGATTTTTCTTTATCGAAAGAATTTTCATGGGTTAACATGTATAATGCCTCAGGTGTCACTTTATTAGGTAAAAACTGCCAATTATAATCCCCGCAATGCTTACAATTTATTTTTAATGTATACGCATTCCCTGATTTAGTAAATCGTTTACAACTACCACAAAAAATTTTAGCGTCGTTTAAATCTATTTTTTGTTTACGGTCTTTTGTTTCCCAGAAAGCGCGTAAAGTGGCTTTCCTAAGAGCAATTAAAGATTTAACCTTTCGGTTTTGAATAAGTTCTAAAAGGGTCGTAGTAAATTCTTGTCTATCGTCTTCATCTTTAAATTTATGTTTAGCTATTTGTAAAATATAAATAGCTAAAGAATTCGTAAACTTAAAATCCTCCGCTATAATCTGATCTATAAGTCCTTGATAAATTCCCATTACGCGGACTCCGATTTTTTAGCTTTCGGTTTTGGAGGCGGGTAATATTTCCAGCCGGCATCTTCTCCGGATCTTTTTTGACGATGTTGAAATCCCCGCGCAAGAAGCCAACGCGTTACGGCCTTACGGGTTATTGACCCGCGTACTGAAATAGATGCGCACATGTAAGCCGTGTCCATTAAACTTTTAAGCGAAAATTCTTTTTCAAAAATCGAATCTTCCGACTCATACATATCATCGAGTAGAAGAACGACTTCGGATTTACTTTGTGCTTGCATAAGTAGTTTAGAATCCGTCATAGGGGCGTGCGCAAAAATATCTAACTCATCTTTACGAGTTTGCAAATATTCTACTATATCCCCAGCGCCTTTTACAAAAGACTCATGTAAAGCTTGGTAGTAGGCAGCGTCTCTTGGTTTCTCACGGCATTCAACTATATAATATTTCCGGTCGAACATATCGATTAAAAGAGCGCCGATGTTATTCGTCGTTAAAATGAAATTTGTATAATTATCCGTTTCGTAGTTACGAGTGAATTTTCCGTTTATCCGTATCTTTGTTTCGGTGATCCAAGTTTTTAGGTGTTCCGTCGCCACGTATTTATCTTGGGTAACTTCGTGGAAAAATGTAATTAAATTCGAATCGATAAAATCATTCCAGCCGCTTTTTAGCGCCTGGTTGTCCCCCCGGCTTATATAGCTATGTCCAGTAGGTGAACGTAATACCGTTTCAAAAAGTTTTTCTAAAGATCCTTTCCCGGTCCCGTGGTGCGGGGAAACGAACACGAGCGCGTGTCGTATTTTTTTCTCTGGGTAACAGAGAGACACCGCAAAATATTTCTCCAGGTGATCCGCTTCTTCGTCGGTCCGTGTTAAATATTTTAGATGATCCCTAAATCTTTTAACGTGAATTTTATCCCCTGTCGGCTTTAAAGTACGAAGTCCTGCGAAACTGTTAAAATAAGTTATGTGGTGATCGTCTTCCCAAATCCGTGCGCTCAAGTCTGGTCTAAAAGACATTTTATCGCAGACTTGAATAAGTCTACTTCCTACTACATAACTTATTTTTATTGGCATTCCTGTCAAAAATGAAAGGGTCGTGGGAATTTGGTCGGCTTGGTACGCAATAGGTTTTTTTAAATGCCTAAGCGTTGAGTTATCTTGGACGTAAACCCAATCTCTAAGACAGTGACCAATGTGCAGATCGATTCGGAATTCTTCTAAGGCGGCCTCTGTCGATTTAGATAAAAACTTCCCAGCCGGACCCGACGCATATTTATAAGCGGAACTTACTTGATGTTCTACAATTTCTTTTTCTTCCGGGGGGTTACAGTAAAGTTTATTAAATTGCGCCCCTACTTTTAAAGCTTCTTCTTCTTCTAATCCCCAGTCGCGACAACGTATCCCAAAACGGAAAAGCGCGTTAGATCTTCCAGCCCCCGCTGTAATTATATTTTGCGAGTCTAAGAGAAGATCTTTAATTTCTCTACTCGATAAGGCTTCGCTTACCGGAGTTTTCTTTTTTCTCTTTTCTGTAGTTTCTACTTTTTTAGCGTCGCCGCCTCCCGCCGCTATTAAGATAAAATCAAAATCTCTTAAATTATATTTCTCCGGATTTCCCTCTCGTATCGGCAATTCATAGCCTGGATTTTTCATCCCTTCTTTTATGTGTATTGTCCCAGGACAACGCATTACGGACCCTATGTGGGCCGGAGCAGGGTCTGCGCCTAAAAGAGTTTGCCCAATTTTTAAAAGCTTAGTAATTTTTTTAGCGTTCGGATCTAATTTACTCGTTATAGGGATCGGCTCTTTAAAAATATAGTAAATATGGGATCTATCGCCACGACGAAACCAGTAAGTCGGTGTAGGAAAGCCACGATCTTTTAAGTAAGTATGATCGATTCTAAAAGTATCAAAATCCCAAAAAAGGCATGTAATCATTCGAACATTATTGTCTAAACGTTCTTTACCATATTTCTGGATTGTCCCGGGTTGAAATAGATTCGGTGTGAAAAAGAGCGTACGATCGGGCTTATGTTGTTTTAGAAAACTCTCTAAATTAGATACATTGATTTGATGCTCTCTATCTGTTTTTAGCTTCTCTGTAAAATAGATAATATCTTCGGTAGTTACGCCACCGAAAAGATCTTTAAAGAATTGTAATATATTTTTATCTTGCACAATTAAAATCCGTATTTTCTAAGAATGTCTGTACAATCCATAGCAAATTGGATTGCGCCGATCCTTGCACGAGTATATAGTTCTTTAACACGCATTCTTTCGTCTACGTCGTCTTGGAACATCTCACATATTCCGTCAGACGGCTTTTCAAAAATAAGGATGATTCTTTCTTTTTCCATTTTTCAATCCTGTTTGTAGTAACGATCTAATACAACGCTTTTGGCATTAAAAGGGCAACCTGGAACAAAGTCTACAGGTTCTTTCATTATCTTATTAATCCATTCCAAGGCCTTCTTTGTTTCTTTTTTAGGAATTTGTGTCACGGCTTCATCGTGGACCGTAAAAGACACAAAATATTTCTTATGAATTTGTAAAGCTTTATGGAAGAAAACTTCTGTAGCGAGACCTTGGCACATGTTTTCGAAAATACTTGCCCCCGTGGCGAATTTTCGTCCTCTATAATTATCATAAGAGATCGAATAAGAAGTATATGGGTTACCTGTTTTCTTACTTACTTTAGTTTCCGCATGTGTTTTTACATTATGGTAGTAAGATTCTCGTCCAGACGGCGAAATAATAACGAGTGTTTCGCCTCGCTTCTCGAATTTATATTTGGAGCTTAGGTTCCGAGCGTCTACCGGATAACGCATTTTTGCGTATTCTTTCGGATTTAGCACTCTGAAAATCTCTTGCATGATCGCGGAATGAGTAAATCGGATCTCTGGATACATGAAATGATAGCCGTCGAAAGCTTTTTTGACAAGCGTGTCTTCTATTTCAACCCCAGCCTCTAAAAGGGCCTCATCAAATCTTTCAAGTCCTGCACCGTAGTCCAAACTTAAAATTGAAACCTTACTGACGTCTCGTAAAATTGGTTTCGGTAAGTTGAGCCTTGTTCCAAAGTCGTTATAGATGTCTAAATTATTTTTAGGGTCGGCGTCGTACTTTCTAAATAGATCTAAACCTTTTCTGGAATCTGCTATCCAAAGAGCGATTCGTAATTCAATCGCGGAAAGATCCGACGAGCCTATCATATAGCCCTTTTCTGGTAAAAGGACGCCACGGGAGAGCGATGATACAATAGCCGGGATTTCGATGTCTGGTTTTTTCTTTAGATTTTTTATTTCCTCAGCGAAAGTTTTAGGATCTTTCTGTTTGATAGGTTTTCTAAAATTTTGGATTTGGACGTTTCGACCCGCGGGACGGCCGGTATGCGCGCCATGATAAATATAAAAATCGTGGATTGTTTCATCCACTAAGGACGCTTCGATTGAATCAAGTTTTTTGTATGCGTTACTTGTTAAAGCTTCTCTAAGCTTTAACATTTCTAAAAAATCTTTAGGGAGGTTCTTATTTTTTATTTTAATTTTTTGTAATACTTTTTTATTGAAAGATGATATTTCTAAATTCCACTTTTCTAATACATAGTCTTTTAATTTAGGGCTTGTAAGTAGTGACGTTTTAGCACTCGCTCCCGTGCCATATTCTTTTATAGATCTTTGAAAAAGCCTTTCTCGTGCGTCTCTTACAATTCTAAGCAGCTCTTTTGTAGCAGCCTTATCCACTCGAATACCTCGAATAAGTTCGTCACTTATCATTTGATAAATTTCTTTATCGACACCTTTTAAAGGGGGCAAAGTTTTATGGACTTTACGAAGTAGCTCAACGTCTTGTTTACAATATTTTAAAATTAGCTTATAGTCTTCTTTTGGTATATCGACAACCTTATAATATTTCGCTAAAGCTTTTTTGCCTTCCTCGTCTTTGCCCGCAAATCCTAATACTTTAGAAATATCGTCAAGGGCGGCGGGAAGAGAAAGCCTCCTACAAACTGCGCTCGTATCTTCCCAGTTATAGAAATCAAAAATTGGACTTTTGCCATCGTCGAAAAGAGCTTTAATAACTGTAAAATCGAAAAGTGCATTATGTGCGACAAACGTCCCTTTAAACTTTTTTATTTCGTCAGGGAGTTTTTTCGGCCATTCGAGGATTTGGACTTTTGTTTTATCAATCGCAAACCCGAGCATCGTGATTCGAACGTCCGATCCCGGCGCGTACGCATAATGGTGAACACCGCGTTTTTTAAGATCGTGGTTTGATTGCGACTCTATATCTATGTAGCAGTAATTCATAAAATATTTGGACGCTTTTCAAGAGTAGAAGATATTGGAGTATTTAGATTTGCGTTTTCGATGAGACCTGTTTTAGACCTCCAAACGTCGTCATTGCATAAAACAGGTTTATCTTGGAACCAAAACCAAGATCCGTCTCCGTCCATCGCTACATAATTGGCCCATTCAGGGGCGTTTTTCCAATTGGGTTTTTCCATATTATAACCTATTTATATCATTTTTGAAATGGCGCTGGGGAACGGGGTGGATGTCTTTTAGGTTCGAAAAGTTTTATAAGCGGCTTTTCGACAGACGCAGGAATGTCTTTAGGAACTTCAAATATTTCTTGGGTTTCTATAGGCGAAACTTCGGTTTCTTTTAGTTCCTCTTTTGCCCCGTTTTCAGATTTAAGTTTATGTAAGAAAGATGGAATAGCATCCGTGTCAAAACCAGATTCTCCGCTTATCTCTTCACCATTTTTAAATTTGTACCAGTCTCCCGCGAGCCTATGAGATACCGTGTAAGTGAGAATCGGAACACAAAATCCTAATACGAGAGCACCAAGAATAAAAACCACGATCTCGGATTGTCTGAGCGTCTTAGATTCTCCGACCGATAAAACTTTTTCGACTCGGGCATTATGCTTCTTAATCTCTAAAACTTGCGCATCGTGGTTCTTATCGTAGTTTTTTAGACATTCTGCTTTTCCTTCTCCAGTCCCTCGACAAACTTGTGGATTATATTGTGGGAGCGGTAGAATTTTTTCACCTTCCGCATTCACTTTCTTAATCGTAGAAACTTGTAAGTCTTCGTAAGGTTGTAAAAAAGAAGCAAGGGAAAGAAATACACAAACTATAGTCGCAAAAATAGAAGCATTTCGCATATTAAAAAGGGCTAAATAAAGAACTACGATAACAGATACCGCTGCACTCGCAGCCCCCGCTTCATACGATCCGGTTTGTACTTTGAAAAATTCAGTGAGACGAAAACCTTCCGCAAGCGCTAAGATAGCCAACATGACTATGTGGAAAAAAATGTTAATTTTCATTAGGAGACCCTTCTTTTAAAATTCTGCATAGTTCGCTCAAGAATAAAATTTTTCTTGGACGATTATTTATGCAGGACATTAAAATAAAATGTCGTCTTAAAATATTATAATCATTAATCTTTTCATATTGGAAAAATAGAAATAAGTAATAACCATTATAAAAAAGTTTACGACCATGTTTTATTGTAGCAAGATTCCGTTTAACTTTATTCATTTGATAGACCTTTTTATTTTTCCCTTTGCTCTCTGCATTTTTGCATAAGACTTTCGAAACTTATTTCTTCTTTAACAGTTTCGCTATTTGATTTTACTTCTCTTTTATAAAGAACCGTTCGAGACTTTTGATTCGAATTTGCGAGATCTAAATAAGCGTTTCCGATTTTCATAAAGATAAAGTCCCTTCTTTTAAAAATTTACGAACTACATTTAAACGAACTCTTTCTATTTGAAGATTTGTCCATCCAAAAGGAGTGGATAGATGAAAGTGTTTAGTTTTTCCGTATTGGACGAATCTAAGGAACTTATGATTTAGGTATATAGATTTTTCATTCCGTAAAGCTTTAGCATTTCGTTTAGTCTTATTCATATTCCAAACGCTCCTTCTATAATATCACTTTTTTCTAATATTAATTCCCAGATTCGCCGTTCCACACCGGTTTCGAATCTTGGAAAATGGTGTGAAGCTTTCGCCATCCCTTTTCTAAGATTACGGCCTCTTTGTTGGTTCAAAGTTTTCTTTGTCCAATCGTATTCCGCCCAGAGAGAATGAAAATAAGTATTAAAATTAAAATTTTCACTTATCGCAGTCGTTCCCAATACTACACCTTTTTGCATAGCGTTAGCGCGTTTCACAAATTCTAAACGTTTGCTTGTAGGAACTTTTCCAGTTATCGCAAGATACGGAATGCCGAGCAATTTTAATTCCTCGGCATATTTTCGCACAACTTCTTTATGGTAGCAAAAAAGAATTATTTTTCCTTTCGACCTCGGGTCTTTATAAAGTCTTACTAAATAATCAAGAATAAAAGGAACTTTAGCGAAACCTTGCGCCTCTCTGAATCTGGATAAAGCTTCGAATCCTGGAACTTCTCCTAAAAGTTTAGCAAGTCTTTTAGGACTTACGCTCGCTATATCAATTCCAAGTTCTCCGAGTTTAGCTTCAATATATGAGTCACAAAGTTTTAATTCTTCTGGGAGCGGTATGTCCTCAAAATACTCATCCGGGTCAGGCACCCTAAGTTTAGGATCTTTTTCATCGCTATGTTTTTTCCCAAATATACAATCCGATAAAGCTTTAGCGAACGCTTTTTTATTACGTAGACCAGACCATTTAGTTCCGAAAGGAGTAGTTTCTTTTTTAGCGGACCACTCATCTAAATAGTTATAATAACCGTATTTTGTTAAAGGATGATTTATCGCTTTTAAAAAAGGATAAATATCTGTAATAGCTCCGACAATCGGAGTTGCCGTCATAAAGAAAAAATTTTTACATCTCGTTAAAAGCGCAAAAACGGCATATGCTTGTAAAACGTAGTCTTTATCCTCGGCGTGCGCAATAGAGAAAGTTTTTAAATTAAAGAAATTTAATGTATCTTTTTTCTTCATTAAGCCTTTAACTCTGTGCGCCTCATCAACTATGATAAAATCGTATTCACCTTGCATAAGAGTTTTAAAAATATGCGGATTTATAATTTGGCTATACGGTTCGATAAGAAGTCGTCTTTTTCCTTTACGTTGAACTTCTTTGTTCCAGTCCTCTAAAACTTGGGCGGCCGCCCCCGCGGCGCAAATATAAAGGATTCGACCAGTATCGAGTGTTTGTCGACAGGCGAGTTCAAAACCTTGATTAGATTTTCCAAAACCCGTGACGTCTTTATTCATCGCCCCCTTGTATTTATTTAAAACTTTTTCAGCGAAAACTACATTTTCAAGCTGGGTTTCGGAAATTTTATCAACGAATTTTCCAGGCATATTACTCAGCTTCCACAAAATAAATTTTGTTTTGATGGTATAGACAGTAAAAGAAAGGGCTTTTTGTTTTTTTACATTTCTCTAATGTTATTTTTTGGGAGGTCGTTAAGAGTTTATAAAGATGGTTTTGATCCGTATTAAGGCCTTTAGTAAGTATACGTTTACACTCGATTGCAATAAAACTACCTTTAAAATCGATAATACCGTCGCATCCTAAAGAGTTTTGCATACCCCCCGGATCAAGAGATCTATGTACGGCCATTTGCGGATGCTGATTAATGAGATTGAAAAGTTTATTATTAAGATTTCTTTCATCTTCACTTGTTGGAAAGGTATGATCTTCTAACAAAGAAAAAATAGTATGTAGAAAGGTGTGGCGGAGTGACATTATTGATCCCTTTTAAAAACCAAGCGGCTTTTACACCGCTCGGCGATTCTGTTAGCCCCAGAATCTTTTAGTTTTCGTCTTTGGTTCGCTTTCTGCTGCTTGTGGCTCTTCCGATTCTGGTTCGTTAGAAGACTCAGACGATTCCGAATCTTCTTCACTAACTTCGGACGCTTCAACTTCCGACGCTTCTTCGTCCCACATATTAGAAACTTGATTCGCTCCTAAGTCTGTGTCATCCCCGACAAAGCGAACCCCGTTTAAATAAATGGTGATTCCGCCGCCGTCGTTCGCGTGAAACGAAAAAGTCACTGCTACGTCCGCCCAACATCCGGAGTAAAATTTGTCAACGCTTGGCGCGATAAAAATTTTCGTTTTAGGTTCGTAAAGATTTCCGCCTAAATGCTTCGCTTTTGCGTTTGCATTTAAAACGTAAGCCTCTGCGAAATGGTCGGTCCCTTCCGTAGAAAGTTTCTCTTCTAATTTGTCTAACGCGCTTTTACGAAGCCTTTCGATTTCCTTTTGGTCTAAAGAGACCCACTTGTCCTTAGTCCACTTTTTAGGTGAACCGGATTCAATAGCTTCTTTAATCGGATCATAAAGAGCCGAAAGCAGATCTCCGAAAAATCCGAGACGCAAACCGTATTGATAATCGTCGAAATTATTTTTTCTCGGCGCTTTCAGGTGAACAAAATCGATTCGGACGTTATTCAGCTTCGCATTAACTTTCCCTGCTGAAATCGAAATTTCCGAAACATTCGATTGTTTCGATCCGGGAGGGGTAAGTTTTGTCGTTTTAGCTTTTTCTTTCGACTTGGATTTTTTTACCGACTTACTTAGTTTAGCTGATTTTTTTGGTTTATTGATTTTCTTCTTTGCTACCATAAACATTTCCTTGTTTAGTTTTGTTTTCGCTTAAATTTTTAAGTTCTGTTATTTTGAGCCTCTCTCCGCATTTCCAACAGTTTGAATAACGATTCGAATTATCAAAATTGCAAAAAGGACAAATGAATAAAATTTCTTGCATTAATCGAGTCATAGAAATATAACCTCAATTAATTTTCCGCGAATCAAACAGAAATGATTCTTATCTAAATTCGCGTATTTACAATACGGGCAGTCTGTTAGGATCGTGTAAGGTTTCATATTTACCGTCTTAAATTTTCTTTAAAAAACTCTAAAAACTCTTTAGCGTATAAACTTACACATCTTTCTAAAGAAATATGGCCGACTACAATAGACTCCTTAAAGTTCCAGGAGTAGCACCCATATCGATTTTCTAAATCTATACATCTAAAATCAAACGCAGCATCGCTATTGTCCCAATAAACAATAGCTAAACGGTCAAAACTTTTCGCTTTCGAGCTATAAGGACGGTCTGTAAAAGTCTTACGAATTATAGATCCTTCCCAAATCGGTACTTTTCTAATATCTTTTAATCCAGTAAAAATAAAACCTTTTTCTACCCCCATTTTTTGATACGCAAATTTACCAAAAACTTTATTGTATTCTGGTAACATATCTAAAGTGTCGTCTATCGCTTTTGGTTCTTGAAATAGAAACGAAGGCTTCATCTAATCCACACTTATAACAAGCCGCGCTTGTTTCCCTTGAACCACATAATTAGAGATAACATCTTCTAACTCCGGGTATTCGTTTAACAAAGAGGCGACCGTTTTTAGTTTCGAATCTAAAAACATTTCTACCGGTTTTTTTGTAATCGAAGCGAGTGACTCCGCATCGATTGAACTATCCCAAGATCTTGGCGCGTTTTGATATTTTAAAGAAACACCGGCTATGTCCGAAAGGACGCCGTCTTCTAATCTCGCTTTCAGATCTTTTCGGAAACTGTCGATTATTTTGTCAGCTACAGGAAGAATTCGGATAAGATCTGCTGGAAGCTCTTCTACTGGTTTACCCCGAAGTTTCGGATTCTCAAATTCTTTAATTACACTTTTTAGTTTTGGGCAATGGTTTCTGTGTTTGCAGTATCTGCAATGTGCTCCGGTGTTTAATTGTGGTTTTTTTGCTTTAAGGCCTTTTTTTACGTCTTCTACGAAGTTAGTCATCGTTTCGTGGATGTCTGAAATAGTGTAAGTTTCGAACGTTGAGAGCCTTGTTTCTGTCCCGATATAGCGGCAGATTATTTTTTTAAACCTCGGAGGCACATACTTTTGTGGCTCTTTCATAAAAAGAAACGCGGCTTGAATATTTTGCAAAGGGTCCATTTCCGAGACATCCGCAAAGCCTGTCTTAAAATCTAAAATGTAAAGCGTATCCCCTTTAACGGCCGCTACGTCTGGACGAGCGTATAAAGTAACACCTAAAAAAGTATCCTCATAAGCTTTTTCAATGAATAGCCTGGGTTTCTCCGGCAGATAATGAGAAATCCGGTCTGGGATTTTACCCGCCTGCAACTCGTCAGTTAGTTTCTTGTGTTCCTCTTCTCCCTTTTTTGCTTCTTCACTTTGTTTTTCTAAAGGGTAACGTTTTGCTTCGAATTCTAAAGATCCTGGACAATGTTTTACGATATATGCGTTTGACGCGTTAATTCTTTTCATACTTTTATCCCCGTGATTTCCTCGAATAATATTGGGTTCCAATTAGGAATTGATTCTAATATTTTCCTAATATCATTAGTAATTCCGGGAATCGCTTTCGCCCAAGATTCTTTATAAGATAATTTTTTTAAGTATCCGCCAAGAGTTTCGTGATGTGGAAATTTTTCTTTTTCTTCATCCGACATATCCTGGCTGAATATAAATTCATTGATTGGGAGTTCTAACCTCGCTAAATACAAATACCATTCACTGTTATTCATTTCTTCAAATGTCAACAGTGAATCTTTATTGAAGATTCTAACATTAGGCGTTACTGTATTTAATACTCCAGAGTTCCAGTCCCCGGAGTTCCAGTCCCCGGAGTTACTGTCCCCGGAGTTACCGTTCCCGGAGTTACTGTCCCCGGAGTTACCGTTCCCGGAGTTCCAGTTCCCGGAGTTCCAGTTCCCGGAGTTACTGTCCCCGGAGTTACTGTCCCCGGAGTTACCGTTCCCGGAGTTCCTGACCCCGGAGTTCCAGTTCCCGGAGTTCCTGACCCCGGAGTTCCAGTTCCCGGAGTTCCAGTTCCCGGAGTTCCTGACCCCGGAGTTCCAGTTCCCGGAGTTACTGTCCCCGGAGTTACCGTTCCCGGAGTTACCGTTCCCGGAGTTCCAGTTCCCGGAGTTACCGTTCCCGGTATTGTTTAAACCAGTATTACATATTTTATAAATTTCATTCCAATCTAATTCTTTAACAATATGAATAAATTCAACGCATGATTTATCCGATTCGGATTCGATCGCTAATGACTTGTCATAGTGAATAATTGCTACTTTGTTTTTAGGATTCCATTCCTTATAGATAAAACAATCTATGAGATTATTGCAAAAATGAAACCCTCTTTCGCAAATTTTTATAGGACCATCTATGGTATATTGCTTGCCGACTTCGAATTGAAAATCTCTGCATTTCCAGTTTTCATCAAAAACCTTGTATCCAACCCCTAAGTTCTCTTGTTTTATCTCTCTCATTTCAATGACCTCTATAATCCCGATCAATCGGTTTCCCTAAATAACCGGGCTATTTAGAAAAAAGTCAAGAAAAACTTTAGGACTTTTTCAAAAATTTTCAATTTTTTATAGAAAATATGGTAAAATAGCCGAACAGATAAATAGGAAACAGTATGAAAAAACAAAAAACAAAAACTGTAAAACGTGAACGTGGCCGTCCGTCCGTACCAAAAGAAATTCTTAAAAAAATGAAAGGCCTTTTAAAAAAAGGATTAAACTATAGTATCGTTGCGGCCGAAACGGGTGTTTCGATTGGAACAGTTTGTCACTATAACAAGGAATGGAAACTATGAAAATACCTATGCGAGAACCCGTCGGCCGGAATTTGCCTTACGACGAGAAAAACTTAAACGCGCGCCGAGGTGATCGAATGTTTCGAGAAGATGGAAAAGTTTTCCGCCTTGAAAATAATTATCAAAGACGATTCCCTGTCGTTGGTCCGAATTTACATCCAACAGAAATGAAACCCCCTAAATCTTTAGCTGGAGAAAAAGTAAAAGCCGTTTTGGATATAGAGACTGGCACGGGATATTGGGAGATTCAAGAATGATTGTTCAAGATTTGACTAATTTTCTTAAGACCGCAAGAGAAGACGGTCGTTTAATTTTATCTATAAACACTTATCCGGAAGAGCCGAATTTAAATAACATCCCTTTAGCTTTTGATTTATTAGAAGCTTTGAAAATGGATAGCGTATCTAATGTAGAATGGGGATTTAAATTAGAACAAACGACTAAATATTCTGCGGTCTTAAAATTTGTTTGCCGTATAAAAGAAAAGCCCACCGAAGTGGGCTAAGGGAATTCCAGGATCTCACGAATACTAAGAAAGTTAAAGCTTATCAAATTTTATCTTTTTGTCAACTCTATTTTGCAAAAAATCTTAAGATTTTCGCAACCCAGCCACCGGGGCTATTTAGCGCAACGAGCCTTACCCCAAAATAAAGAACGACTAAAGCGATTAAAATCGAAATGATCCAAACTACATAAGATCCGATTTTATACTGGATACTATTTTCCAAAGAATCGACTTTTTTCTTTAGAAATGCAATATAAGAATCTTGTAACTCTGTTACATGGATAAGTTTTTCTAATGCCGCGGTGAGTTTATCCATAGTAGGTAAATATACTCTTGGATCTACTTTATCTGAATTTTTCTGTAAAGCTTTTCCTTCTTTTACCGCTTCTTTCGCGTCTTGCAGCACTGTAACAGTATCCGGTTTCTCTGGGGCCGCACAATTGCAAAATCCAGAAATTCCAATTAAAACCGTGATAATTACGATGATTACAAAAAGATCTTTGAAAATATTCTTCTCAATACAAAAGCCCCAAACTTTTTTCCACATAAAAACCTCGTAAAATTCTTATCTTATTTCAATCGGAAAGTCATTATAATTCTGTCTTGAATTAACATTTTTTTCAATGTTTCATTATCATAAAATACGTCTCGTCCATCAGTGTTTGCGAGGTTTCCATAGCCTTTTAAATAGCTCCCAGCCGGGTCACAAGCCCAAATACCATTCTCACTTTCCCGAATAAAGCTTATGAGGTGTCCTGATCCGCTTTGGGTTTTAATTGAGATCCAACCTTGGAATCCGGCCTCCAGAGAAGTTTTAATGATTTTACGATAGCTATTGTCTACAAGCTGAAATTTTAGCTCAAAATTTATCCCTGGAAAAATTGCGGTAAGATTTGCTGTGACAAACTTCTTATGGTTTTCCCACAAGAACCGGTCGGGGTCCGGCCATAGCTCCGCATTCGGCCCGAGAAGCGCTAAAAGAGTCGCTCTCTCATCGATGTGCGGGTTTGGAATGTAAGATTTAAAACCTTTTTTAAGAAGTGAACTTACGATTTGATTTTGACAAGCGGTTGTCGTTGAGATAAAACACTGATTGAATCTTCCGTATTTTTTAGCCGAATCTGTTCCAGCCTTTGACATGTTAGGAGAGCCATCGGGGTTCAAATTATTCTTTTGTGAATAATAAAAGGCTTCTTCAAGAGAAACAGTGTTTTCTTTTTTACTGAGTTTAAATTTTCCTTCCTCTATCATGGCCAACTTTTAATCCTCCGCTTCTAACTTTGCACCCTTTTCAAAAAGATCTTTTATTTCATTGTGCATATAATTTGCGAGTTCAAATTCTTTTCGGCCTGCTTCCGTATTTCTATCAATTTCTTTTATTCTATTTTCTAAAAGCCATGCTAAATAAAAGAAGTAATCACTATTTCCAGTTATAGAACAGGGAACTCTACTCATTTTACGTATTTAACTTTATGTCTGTCTCTGTCCTCTAAAACCGTTACTCTCGTATGCAAGTCGTGATTTGTTTTTATGACCGTATCTAATTTTTGTTCAATCCGTTCCGTCGTATTTGTGTAAGTCGTAACACGGTCTTGCAGAGTTACGAATGCTACGATACAAAAAAGTATCGGAGAAAAAATCACGATCAGATCTTTTAGATTTTCAACCGTGATTTTATTTTCCGATTTTCTCATTTAACTTTTTCTTTCCGAAAGGTATAAGATAGTCTTTTACAATTTTATAAAGTATCATAGCTGAAAAATACGCTATGAAAAGTTTAATGAGAAGTAAGAAAAATCCAGTAAGGGTTTGAAGAGAGAAACCGTGCTGTAAAGCTTCCACAAGAAAAGCGGTTATTCCAAAGAATCCGGCGAGTAACGTGTAATGAATAAAGATTATCGATTTTTTTGGAGCAAATCCTTTTAAGGGGCCAAAATCATAAAGGGCGATTGAAGAGAGTAAGGCCGAGAGAATGTAGCCTAACGTTATCCAAAGGGAATTTGCATCAAATAGATACAAATTTAAAGCGTAAAAAAGTTGATCCACATTATTCTATTCGGTTAAAATCGGGAAATGTCGTTAAAATAGTTATAAAGAGTTAAAAAGCTGTCCTTTTGGCGGCTATTTAGTTTGAGGGCCAAACTAATTTCGAATTTTTAGAATGATTCTAAAAATAAAAAGTTTGTCAAAATGACACTAAAAACAGTGTTTTTCCCTGCCAAACTGGCAAAAACGACCTTTTTTAGTTTTGTAACAAAACTAATTACAAGTTTAGTGCACTGCAATATCTAAGTAATTTACTTAGATAATTGGCCATTTTTACTTAGATATTTTGGAGCAAATAAGTAAAATTTTTTACAGAGCGTTTCGAATCGCCAAATGGGGGCATTCTACTCAAAAAGCAGGGTATTTCCGCTATATATATATAAGAAATAAAAAAAACACTCTTTTTAAAAACAGTATATATGTCATAATAACATATTTAATTTTATACACTTCTTTTTCTTTATTTCATTCTCTATAAATATAAAATATCTAAGTAAAATAAGTAAATATTGGATCTGGGCCTATAGAACAATAGTATGGGCCATTTCGTGAGACACGTTATGCGGTCATGTAAATAAGTAAAATAAGTAAGGGTTTTACAAGTGTTAAAATTTGCGGTAGGATTCGGGTTTTAAGGGCTTTTAGGATTTACGGGGTTACTTAGATTTTTTTGGCAAATCTAAGTAAGGGCCTTCAAATCGCCAAACGGAGCTATACGTAAAGTATTGTTAAAAGTGTGACATGTGGCAATTTAAAAAAGTGCTTAATTTTAAGCAGTCGACCCAAAGATTTTTAACCGAAGTATATAAAGAATGCCCGCACCAAAGAAAACTCGTAAATCCAGCGCGGCCGTAAGGGCGAGACGTGTAAAAAACGCAAAAGAGAACCTTGTTCCGAGTATTCCAATATTAAGAAATACTAATGAACTTTTAGAGATAGAGAAACGCGCGCGGCATTTAGCACGCGCAGAAATCGCTGAGATGTGGCCCCGTATTAAATCAATGACTGTAAGAGATATTCTTGCGTTAGATACTGAAAAACTTACTATAGTAGAAGGTATTTTTGTTAAGTGTTTACAAGCGTCTTACCATAAAGGCGACACCGATGAGATTCATCGGATGTATGATCGTTTGCTTGTGGGTAGTGTTCGCGGTCTTCCTAACGATACGGTGGATATAGGTGGAACAACTTTTACAGTCGATCTAATGGAAGACGATTCTCCGCCGGTCATAGATGCGGAAGTTATTCAATCCGAACAACAAGATTCGGAGTTAGCCTCTTGAATTTAAAAATATCGTTATTACCGAAACAACATGAATTCGTGCATAGCGTTTCTCCGATCAATATCTATGCGGGGGGTGTAGGCGCCGGTAAAACCATTTCGGATGTAACGCTTATAATCAAGTTAGCTTTAGACTATCCTGGTATAGAAATTCTTGTAGGTGCTCCGACTTATGGAATGTTGTTTGATACGATCTTTAGAGAATTTAAACAAAGGTGTCCTTCTTTCCTAATCTGGAAATTTCGTGAAGGCGCAAAACCCGAAGCGGTTTTCCAGCCGAATAAAGGTAAATGTTCAAGAGTAAGATTTAGAGCATTTGACGACGTAGGGAAACCTAAAGGTTTAACGGTTGGTGCGGCTATCATCGATGAGGTTACCGAAATGGAAGAAGATGTCTTAGAAGAGATTCTAAGACGTTTACGACAAAAAGGGATGCCAAACAAAGCGTGGCTGACTACGAATACGGATTCTAAAGAACACTGGTTTTATAAGCGTTTCATCGGTCCAGTTGAACAAGGGATACTTACGAAACAAGATGTGCATTATATACATACCACTTCATTCGAAAACTTTAAACTTCCGGAAATATATTTAAAACAATTAGAAAAGCTTAAAGTTTTACGGCCTGGACATTATCAAAGAGCGGTCCTCGGAAATTGGGGTGACTTTAACGATGGGGCGATTGGGGCGTTTTTAGAATGCGACAATTTTACAAATCCTTATAGGGTCGCTTTCATCGATACGAGTTATTCGGATCGTAAAAAGAGCGACCGTACAGCGGTGAGTATTGTTTCGTTTGACGTGCAACCTGGAACAAATAGTTTATACTGGCCAATCCAATTCACTGGTAAGAGCTGGCAAAAGAGTATCACTGATCCAACCGTAATTAAAGAACTATTATATTTCTTGGATCAGTATAAACCGATCGAAACTTGTGTAGAATCGCAGCTTGGCGACTCGACAAAAATATTCCTTGAAAACTTTAGAAATGCTGAAAGACAATTAGGACTACAAGTAAAGAATCATTGGACTTGGCAGCACCAGACTAAAAACAAGCACGAACGAATTATGTTTGAAGTCGCCGGAGCAAAAGACCGGATGTACGTACTTAAAGGAACTGACATGTCGTATCTTAGCCCGGTCATGGCTTATGTTAAAGGAATAGACCATGAGGATGAAATTGATTCTCTCGGTTCGGCTATAGCGCTTTGGAAAGTTTCTAAGGCTTTGCAGACTTACATTCGTCTCAATGAGACAAGGCGCGTTGTATGATAGAACTATCTTTCGGTGTCAAAGACAAAACAATTAAAAAGGGTAAGCATGTCGTTACACTTGGACAGATCGCGCTCTTTAATGAGTACGGAACAGAGAAGATCCCGCCCCGCCCTGCGTTTCGTGAAGGTTTGGAACACGCAGTAAGAGAGAATAAAAAAGCAACGGAAGCACAACTAAAAAATATTGCTCAGAGACTTCTTACAGGACGTAACGCGGAAGTTAAACGAAGTCTTACTGTTTTACTTACACAAATTGGAAGGATGGCTAAAGCCAAAACAAAAGAAATAATTAAACAAGGTTCCACAACGCCGAATGCTCCAAGCACTATCGCGCGTAAAGGTTTCGATCATCCGTTATTCGAAACGGGTTTACTATTAGAAAGTATTGAATATGAGGTTCACGATGAGCGTTGACTATAAGTTAGTACAATTATTTAAAGGAATAAAAGCTTTAAAAGATATTCCGATTGCACAATTGAAAGAGAATAAAGGTCTTTTACAAGAGATACAAGACGTTGTTAATTCTAAATTTATCCAAGGAATAGTTTCGGATTTAAGAAACGAGCAGCTTAGCACACAAAATATAGCATTACAAGATTCTAATAAATCATTTTTAAAAGTGGAAGACCTTACATTCTTAACAAAATTTTCCAGGTTTAAAAATGGGATGCACGACAGGATTTCGAAAGGTCGTCCTGTAGCATATACTAAAATATTATCCATGGCCGAAGCTGTAGCAGGTCGTAAAGATTTTGCGGAAGCTAAAAATGTAAGCACGCGATTCAAGGAAGCGAAAGAATTTAAAGAAGCATATAACTCAATTTTTTCCGATCGTTCTCTTCAAATCGGCACGGATCAAGATCCTACGATTATACAAAGCTACATCGATTTCAGTCCGTATATTAATAACTATCAATACTATTTAGCGATTCCGACACTTTCGCAAACAATCGATAAGGGCATTCAAATCGCTACAAGAGAATTACCGGAAATTATAACGGATGATAAAAATCTGACGGATGAACTTTATAAATATATAAAACGTTATAACGTAAATTCAAAGATTCAACGTTTGCTTTTTTATTCTCATTTATCGCCAAGAGGTTCCGTATTAGTCCCAATTGAAGAAAACGGAAAAGTCCGTTTTAATGTTTTCAACGATACGCAATTTACCTATTCTGTAAGCCCTAACTACAATAAGATTGATTTCTATGACACCGGAAATAGTGTAGCGAACATCTACGTCCTTGGATATAACTTGCAGAACGGCGTCACTTGTCATTTTCTCTGCCCAGGTTTCGAACCGATTTACGGGGTCGGAAAGAATAGGATCTATCAATTAAAAGGTGCGGCTGAGGCGATTAATATCTATCTTTACACGATTAAAGTTCTCTGCATCCGTGCACAAGTGCTCGTGCAAAAGTGGAATGGTGAGGGTCAAAGTGATACACTTTTAGCGGAATTACAAAAGTTAAGTCAGGACATCGATTCAAAACTTTCCCTTTCTACGGCTCTTAAAATGCCGGATAATGCGGAACTTGAGATCTTGAATAATAACATAAACGAAGGCTTTTCTAAAGTAAGCCCGATCATCAAAGAATATATGGGGATGCTCGCTGGTATCATGCCGGACTATTTCTTTGGTTCCGATACTGCGTATTCTGCTAACTCGTTTAATATTCAGGTCACTCACCAAAATATCCGTTCCGATATTCAAGAGCCACAGATTGAACCAGCTTATCGGTACATAATCAATACACTTTTGAGGAGCGATTCAAGATTTGCTAAATGGAAAAACTTAGAGGATGATTTTGAGATTAAATTCCCATCTTTGTACGAGCCGACAGAGGTAGAAAAGGCGGACATTGATACAAAACGAATCGATAACTTGATTAAAATGGCGGACTATCCGGAGCTACAAGACATCTTTAAAAAAGAGGGTCTACTCGATTCGATGTATAAAATGGAAGCGAAGGGCGACATTGACGAAGAAACATGATCGATGTATTCGAAAAATATGCTCCGAAATACGGCCGAATAATTCGTAAATTTGCGTTAGATGTTTGGTATGAAAGGGCGGATCTTGATAAACTCTTAAAATCNNCATTTTAAAAAGCGCTACGAATTAGAATTAATGGAAATGTTCCGTAGGAGGAAACTCACTTTTAGAAGAGAACGTATCCAAGAGCTTTCCGACTTATGGCTGGCTGACCAATTAACGACTGGTAAAAAAATTTTGGAAGTAGCATCCGAAAAGAAAAAAAAATTGAATGAAAAAATAATTTTGGCCGAACAAGAGAGTAGAGATCGCATAAGTTCTTTGTTCGATGAGCCGAGAACAGAAAAAGGTCTCGCTAAGGTTCTGCCAAACACTTCGTTTACAGCGAACCTTTCGAGACGAGCGGTCCAGATTGGAGAAGACGCCGCTTTTGAATTAGGCCGAGATTTGAACCACGACGTGGTATCTGCAAATACGGATACGTATCGTTGGCGAAATCAAGGAGACAGCCGAGTAAGAAAGACGCATAGGAAATTAGGTGATAAGATTTTCTCTTATAACTCGCCACCTACGACCATCGATAAATATGGTCACACTCATACAGGAAATCCCGGAACGGATTGGGGTTGTCGATGCTGGGAAGATCCGGTCTTTGGAAAACCTCTACTGAATTACGTAGCGAAAGAATAAATGGACTTTTTTCTATTTTTACTGATTTTTCTTTTCTTCTGTTTACAAAGTTTCGACTTTTATGCCGTTTCTACTATCGTCCTGCGCCGCCTTTTCGGTATTGATAAAATCTTATTTTCTGTAAAAAACGCTACGGCCGTAAACGCCGCAAAAGATTTTCAAAAGATCAAAACCGCTGAAATTGAAATTCCGGTTATCGCAGCGGATGTCCTTTCTTATGGCCCAAACGAACTTGGATCAGCTTATCCAGAGTCTACGAATTTATACTATTCTCCCGAAGCATTGAAAGACCCGGAATTTCTTGAAACGGTTTTACGCTCGCCTTTGCAAGTTCAAACCCATGAAAAGAACACTGGGGAATACAATCGTGACGTCGATGGTTGGCCAACTAAGGCTTGGTGGGATGAGACCGAAAAACGTGTAAAAGTGAAAGGGTTTTTACATGGGGAAGAGAATGTTCGATACGCGGAAGAGAATCGAACTACTCCGAATTTCGGGACTTCCGCATTCATAAGCTTTTTAAAGGTGGACCGGGAATCCGGAGTTTCTCCGGAGGGGAAACCTTACGACGCTATCGTTCGGAAAGCTGTAAACAATCATATCGCAATTTTACCAAATGTTCGAGATCCTAAAAATGTTATCCTCGCTATGAATGCGTTAGGAGACGTAGAAGAGGAAAAGCCGAACGAGGGTAAAAATGAAACTGAGCCGGAAGCGGCCGAGGAGAAAAAAAGAATGCCAATCGATAAGGCTGACTTTAAAGAAGCTATGGACGCTTACATGGCTGAAAAAGAGGCGGAAGAAGCAAAGAAAAACGCCATTAAAAACGAACTCTTAGAAGAACTCAAAGAAGAGAAAAACGCTAAGAACGAGGACGAGAAGAAAAAAGAAGAGGAAGACGCGGCAAACAAAGCCAAAAATGAGGAAGAGAAGAAAAAAGAAGAGGAATCCGCTTCTAACGCGCTCCCATCCGAGGAAATGATTAAAGACTTCTCCGGAATTCTTGGAATCACTTTTAAAAATCCTCCTTCTCTTAAAGAATTGGGAAGTTTTGTCGGTGTTACGGAAACAGAACCCGCAAAACTTATTTCTGCGCTTAACGCGAAACGCGCCGAATTAAAACAAGAATCTTCTTCCACCGAAGCAAAAAATTCCGGTGGTAAAAGCGTCGATGAACTTTTAAAGGAGTTTTAATCAATGCCTATCGGTAACCAAGCAATCGGAGCCACTTCCGCAAAATCCGGAACGCTTCAATATATTAAAACAAGACTTCAAGGAATTCCTTTGAAGATCGCTACCGGTGCGGGCGTAACGTCTGTTCCAAATAATCGAATTGTTACTATTCAAGTCCAAACTTCCACCAATAAGATGTTTGCGGTGACTGGCGGTGTAGCAGAATCCGGACATGTAATTGTAGGCTGGGGCGTTATAGAAGAAGCGCTTCAATCCGGTGGTGTAGCGTCTATCGCACCGACTCCAAACAATTATAGCGCAGGGGACCTCGTAACGGTTCTTGCAGGTCCAGACGATATTTACGCGATCGATGTCGATCCGAGTAACATTCCAGCGGACGGGATTGGAATCGCGTACGTGGATCTACAAGGTCGTTTGACTTCCGATGATACCGGGACAACTCTTTTAACTGGTTCAACTTTTACCGCTCTTCCAGGTATCCAGTTGACT